AGAAAGTAATGCTAACTCTCTAATAGTAACATTAGCTTCTCCTGTAGCAAATTGTACTACAAATCTAGCTGTATATAATGATCTTATAGACTTAGAATCTACAGCTTTTGCATCATTAGAACCATTATACTGAGATACAGTTTCTAATCCAGTATCATCAGCAGCAGGAGTAGTAGTTCCAGTCCCAACTCCTATAAAACCAGGAAAAGTAACTGTGCCACCTGTAATAGCAGATGCTAATTCTTCTCTTGTTTTATTAACTAAGATATTATGAGAACCACCTGATTTCTTAAATTTGCCTGTTTTAGCATCAGTTAAAGTCCAACGAACATATCCTCTAGGTTCCATTCCTTCTAAAATAGAACCGCGAGAACCGGGTAATATGAGTTTACTTTTGGAATTCATTCTCATTTAACCCCAACTACCTCCTTCACTCCAAACTCCTTGTATATTATCTACAGCTAAATGATGTGAGACTCCAGATTGACCCCATAAAGTTTTATTGGTTCCTGTAGTTAACACAGTTAAGAAATCTTCTTTTAAGGTCATTCTATCTTGTTTATGTGCTGACTTACTTAAAGGTTTATTCTCTTCCTTAACAGTACGTTGAAATACTTCTGTATAAAGAACACCTAAAACTCTAGCAAGTTCTATCTCATCTTGTCCTGGTAATGGCATAATTAAAAAGCTATCCCATAAGGTATATTAGAGAACTGCACTGCACTCTCTATAATATTATCAGAGAGAATATTGCTATCATCAGGTGTTAATACTCTTTTAGTTACTGAAATAACAAACATAGCAGAAGATTGAAGTTCAGTATCCCATCTACGAATAAAAACTTGACCAGCTTGCCAACCTTTAACCCATGAAATAAATGAACCACGCCTTAATATTCTAGATTTTCTATCACGTAATAATTGAAGAACATGTTCTGCATCATCTAAGTTAATAAACCGCATACCAGATGTTTGACTATATAAGAATTGATGTACTCCATCACCACCTGTTCGACGTGCTAATTCATCCACAGCAGTAAAATCTGGATCTTCTAAATCATCTGTAATAGCATACTTATATGTTACTTTAATTATATCAGCATCTAATACAGTATTAGCAGATGAAAATCTTACATATGATCCTTCATCTTTTACATATATAAACACTTCAGTAGCACCACCAGTACCATCTGGCGTTTGTCCGTCTATATCTTCAAATTTTAATGTTTGATTAACATCTCCTCCACCCCCAGTATTTTTAGAAACAGTTGTTACATGTAAAAATGTAAAAGGTGTACGAGATAAAAAGAATATTTTATTAGTTTCACTTTGATGATCTCTACCATCAGAACCAACAAACACATCTAGTTGAGCATCTGTTGATAACAATTGCATATCTCTCAAGATTAACTGAGAGGCTATACCATCTATAGTTTCTTCTTCTTCAAAATTAAAATGAGTTGTAGTATCCTCTTCTATATTTAATGTTAATGCGGTTAAATGAGTAGCTTGAGAAGTATTTAATATTTTAAAATATACTTTCTTATCAAAATCAATCCACCATTGCATACCAGTAGATTGTGCTATCATATCGAATGCTTGAGAAGGTATTATCTTGTCAAATGTAAAAGCAGCTAACGTAGCTCCATTATCTACGTTACCTACATTATCTTTAAAGAAAGAGTAATGACTATCTGAATCACTATCACCTTCTAAATCAGTTAATATATCTTTAATTGTTTGCCCAGCAGCTTGAGAAGCATACAACTTATTAACTAATCTACGGTTTAAGAAATATACATAATCTTTACATTCACATTTATATATTATGGTTGAAGGTTCAGGTCCAAAACTTCGTAGAATAGAAGTTAATACACCACCAAATTCTATAGTAGATCCATCTTTAAATATTACTTCATTACCTGCTTCTGGAGCACTAATCTCATTATTATGTATGATTAAATCAAATTCCATAGTATCAGCAGCAACTTGTACACTATTTTGTATGACTATACTATGAATATCAACAAACCCAATATAAGAAGCAGGACTATTTGCTCCTTGTGCTGTAGCAGGAACACCTATAGTAAGCGTTAATGCCATGATTTAACCTAGACATCCAACTAGGAATAGGCTATAAAAACTATTTTCAGGCCATTTACAGGGATTCAATCTATTGATAGGTATATTGTATGGTATTACCACATTAATATCCATTAAAAACATTTTCAGCACTATGCCACTAATCCTGCTCCAGAAAATGAACCATTACGAGTTATACCCTTTAATACTTGAGAAGCAGTTGAGTTAGCTGCTTGTCTAGGATCATTAGAGAATGCTCCATGAACATTAACACTTATACTAATATTATTACTTCTTCCTGAAGGTCCCATTATACCTTTATTAATGCCAGCTATTAATCCTTCACCTATTTTAACTCCAGCAACAGATGGAGATAAAGGCCATAAAGTTCCTAATCCACGTTTGACTTGATCATGGATCATACTTCCAAAACTAAATGTTTTATTTTGTAACCATCCCCATAATGATTGTATACCATCCCATAAACCAGATACTATATTTCTTCCTATATTAAATACACCATCAAACTGATCAAACAATACACCTCGTAAACTTGATGTTATATTTTCAATTTTATTAGACCATTGATTTCCACCAAAGATAAAGTCCCATATAACCTTTATACCATCCCACATATCTAGTACAATATCTTTCCCTATTCTAAATACACCAGTAAAAGGACTTAAAAGGATAGACTTTGTATGTTCTAATAGAGCTTCTAAATTATCTGACCACCAACTATTACCAAATATCTTATCCCAAACAGATGTTATTCCATCCCAAATAGATGTTACTATTTTCTCACCTACCCAGCCTAATCCTAAAAGTGGTGCAAATAATATATCTTTTGCACTCTTTAATAATTGTTTAAACCCTTCTTTCCAATCACCTTCTGTAAACGCACTTAATGCCTGTTCCATATGAGTAAAAGTATTTGTAAATGGGTCAATAAATAAAGTACTTAATACTTTAAAACCTAAACTATTTGCCACAACATCTTTCATATTATTAAGTCCAGTTTTCCAATCATCACTAAACAATTGAAAGAAACCTGTAGCAAAAATCATCCATCCAGCTTTAATATTACCCCATATTGTTGCAGTTCCAACAGCAGTTTCACGAGTAGCATCATCAAATGCTCTCCGTACATCTCCTGACATACGAATATCTTGGCCAAGTTCAGTATGACTTAATCTATCAAATTGCTCTTGAGCTTCACCTGTACCAGTTTTTAAACTTTCAAAAAAAGTATTTATTTCATCACTAGCATCTTGAGCTGGATCTTTCCATGCTACAAAAGCTTGAATAAGTTCATCTTTATTATCAGCTATATCTGTTACACCAGCTTTAACAAGAGATAAAGCCTCTCCAAAGATATTCATATCTTTATTAACAAGTTCAACACCTTTTAATATAGAAGCAAACTGAACTTCTTCAAATGGTTTAACAGCTAACCCAAACTTTTCAGCAGTTATTTGTGCAGCTTCAAAAGCCAATGCTCCAGATTCTAATCCACCAGTCATAATAAATAACTGATCATTAAGATCTTTGATCCTTTTTCCTTCCTTAACTAATGCTCTAAATCCTAATATAGAACCACCTAAAAGTGCAGTTACTCCAGCTATTGCTAATGATAGTTTTAAGAATCCAGAGAATTGTAAAAATATTAAACTAAAAGCTAATCCTGTAACATTTCTCTGCAAGAGAGCCATAGATATCATACTACCTTGTGCCGCTGAAGATACCATACGCATTTTATTAGCAGATTCTTCACTAACATCTTTCATCATCTGGAATCCTCCTTTTGGAGATCCAGCTTGACGAGCAGCTTGTTCTGCTGTTTTAAGGTCCGATGCCATAACTAATAATTGATTTGAAAAGTTTCTTACTCTTGCTGCACTTTGAGTAGATAAATTTTCTAGTACTTCCATACTTTTAGCTAAATTTATTAATGTAGAACTTGTAATCTGTCCTGTACGAGCTAAATTAGCCATTCGGGAAGTAAGACCAACAAATGTTGAATCAGCCTTCTCTGCCATTGTAGCATTGCGACTTAATATTTGTGATTGATTTGCTAAGGATTGTGCTACAGAAGCAGATGCAACAACTAACTCACGAGAAGCTCCTGTCATTTGCTGTAACACTGGTACAGCATTTCCAGAAGCTGCAAACATCATCCTAAACATACCAAAAGCCATAATGAAACCTTAATTCCTAAAAGTAAACTGTCCACCTTCTGGTACACCTTTTGGTATACGAGGTTGACTTTCCCAACTTTTAACAAATCTATCCATTACTTTTTGAGATTCTTGTTCTGATATAGATTCAGCTAATGGTGTTAATCCAGAAACTCCACCATCAGGAGGATTTAATATAAAAATACTACTCAGTATAGGATGTGGATTAATACCACGAGATCTAATTCTATTAGCTATTTTAAATCCACCAGTAATATCAGTACCAAGTTTTTGATCAGCCCAAACAAGTATAGGTGGAGAAAGAACATTTGGACTTGGACCAGCACCAAATTCCAGAACTTTCCAGTATATAGGAAGTCTGTTTGCTCCTGAACCAGTTGGGTCCATTACGATAGACATAGTTGGTTCTTGTTCAGAACCTCCAGACAATACCTTAATACTTTTTTCATATGTTCCTGTATATCTAATATTCTGAGTTAATATTTGATCTTGAATAATAGAACGATATCGAGAAACTATAGTCCTTAATAATTCTCTTTTGGCAGTCGGGATAGATTTTAATATATTTCGTAAAGAATTATTTAATTTCACTAAATCTTGAAAATCATATGTAAAAAGTACAGGCATATTTAAATATATTAAAATTGAGATTTAACTTTATCTAAAGCTTGTTTAGTTTTTTCTGCTTTATTACGAGATTTATTCATAGCACTTAATCTTTCAATATCCCAAACTGTAATATTTTCTCTAACATCCCAAGGAGTAGTATTAAATTCTTCAGCTACAAATATATCCCAAAAATCTTCGCCTATCCATTGGAATCGTTCTCTGTCTGGAGTTCTTCCGTTGACGATGGCACTGTAGTAGAGATCGAGCTCAGTACTCCTTGTGCTAAAAAATCTGCACCAGTTGGATCTTTTTTAATAGTGGCTACTATATAAGATAAATAATATCCAGGTACTTCTTCCATAGAACTTGGGTCATTATTAGGTATAGGAATAATTTCTCCAGCTTTTTTATGACTGGAATGATAAGGAATATTCCAATCTTCAATTAAATGCATAACCCAATCAAACTCTGCTCGTGTATCTGTTAATATATCTTCCATAGTTCTCTCGGATTCTTGACCCATACGTACAAGTTTCAAACGTTGATGCTTCTTCATAAATTCTTCACCTTGTTTAAAAGGCAAAAGACCAGGCCGACTATATGTAACCCATATTTCAGGAGCACCTAACTTTTCTAGATTAAATGTTTGGTTGTCTGAATAACTCATCTAAAATACTCTTCCTTTTCTCTATTATTATACCCTTATCTGTATATAATGTCAACCTAAAGTTTCCTTGATATTCTTTAGGCTTTTCTACTATATATCTATATACTTTAAAGTGATATCCTTCTAGTATATGAATAAATATTGTATCTCCAATTAACCTACCAAATCTATTACATAAATCTTTAATATTATCTATAACATCTATTGAATACTTTCTGCCATATAAACGAGGCAACAATCCAACTGATCTCCAGTATCTTAATGTTCTTAATCCTACATCATATCCATCTTGTCTTAATATATCTAAAATTTCAGCTTGGGATAACATTTACATTACTTTAATTTGATTATTTCCTGTAGCTTTCTGTTGATTAAATAAATCTGTTGCTACTTGATCTATAGGAATACGTGGGTCAAATATATGACTATACCTATCTTTATTCATTTGTTCACGTTCTTCATAATTCATACTATCAGGCCGAGTAGGAGGAGTAATTGTTCTTAATTCTTGACTTGTATCTATATGAACCGTATGACCCCATCTGGCGAATCTTTGAAAGAACAATCCTTCAGTATCATCTTGACCAAACCTAACACCTGGTAAACTTAATAAACTTGTTTTTATAAGTATAGCAGACATAGAAGACCATTTCTGATTATATACTCCAGAGTTTTTTTCTCGTATAGGACCTCCAATCATATTTCCATGATAAGGATCAATAATCATAGGAGTAACCATAGGAACTTCAAGTTCTAATAAATTAACTAAAAGATCTTCCGTAGGAAGAATGTCATTATCTACAAAAAATACATACTCTGTGCTATTTTCTATAGCAATATAAGCACCCTGCTCGCGAGTAGCAGCAACAGCAGGATTTGGAAAGGCACCAAACCAAACAGCTACTTCTTCAAAAAATATTTTATATCCTTTTTGTTGAGCATAAGTACACATATCTCGTATCATAAGCTCACAATTATGATTTTCATCTTTCTTCCAACGATTACCTACTGCTATTACAGTAGTGGAGCCAGGACTAGAATGAGGCCATGAATAATTATCTTGTATAAAATACCTATCTTTAGTTATTTCATTTTCAAATGTTATCCTCTTTAAAACATCACCATTATGATTTGATCTTGTACCAGGTTTAGTTTTTTCAGACATTAACATTTTTGAATGTATCTTAAGTTCTTCTCCATTAGCCATTATTATTTTCCTCATCTTTAACCATTAATACATTAGGCTTATCCGACAATCCTAACTTTGATAAGAATTCTTCCTTAATTTGTACATCTTTAGATTCAGTTTCTGAAAGCATTCTATTAGGTACTCTATCATATCTTTCTTCCAATGCATCCATTCTACTTTTCCACGATTTAGAATCTGGCCTACCAGGAGGAGAAGCTAAAGTTAATACTTGTCCAGTATCTACATATTGAGTTAATCCATATAAATGTAATCTTTGTGAAAACATATCTTCAGCTTCATCATAAGCAAACTTGATTTCAGTATTATGAAATACTCCAGTTTTAACTAATAAGAAACATTGAGGAACCCACTTTTGAATATATAATCCTGTTGCTATATTTCTTGATGGAGCCCCTAATTGGGAATTATCATCAGGATCAATAACATAAGGAGTTATTACAGACATTTGATGCTCTAGTAAATTAACTAATATTTCTTTTTCAGGTTCTACATCTGTATCTAAGAAACATATATAATCTGTTCCCCCAATACGACCAGAATTAATAGCATGATTACGAGTAGATGCATGAGAGGCTTGAGGAAATGTATTATGATATACTTGCATTTCTACATATTTTACATTATATCCTGCTTCTCTAGTATATTCTTTCATAGCATATATTTTCTCTTTACAACCATCTGGAAAATCTGTACCTATGGTTGCTATTAATACAGAACCAGGACTAAAGTGAGGATTTCCATTAACCTCTTGTATAAAATATCTTTCACCAGTTACTTGATTCTCAAATGTATACGATATATCAGCAGGATTCTTTTGTCTTTCTATTATCCTTTTTCTACCAGTTTCTTGATAGCTAACTTGGATTTTCTCGATTTCTTTATCCAATTTTCCTCCATACTTTAAAATGTGTCAACTGTCACTTATTAAGTTAAGAAAAAGCCAGTAAAATTTACGTTAACCTACTGGCTCTTCTTTTACTTATGCATATGTTGCTGTCTTAGCATCCATTAATCTAATTTGTATCGGACCAGCACTTGCAGACATACTTCCATCATTTACTCCTACTGAAGCATCAGGAGAAATCATTGATGCATCTACATTATATAACGCTCTAGCGCCAATTGCGATAGTAGCATGTTCACCTGAGATATCTACAGTAACAGGTTGGTCAATAATAGAAAAGTTACTACTACCAATAATAAATCTTCTAGATGCAGAATTAGTTAATGCTGAACTTTCTAAACCACGTTTGAATACATGTAATATTTTAACTTCTTTTCCTGTTCTGAAATTTTGAATTTCTGCTGTATTATCGAAATCCATAACTAAAGCAACAGTACATGCAATAGGACCAAGCATAATTTGATTAGGTGTTTGTGTATTTGTTGCAGTATACAAAACACTTACTGCTCTTGATAAAGTCCATTCAGCACTTATTAATTTCTGAAATGGTCCAGTTGCATAATTTATATCATCATCATAAGCATTTAATACTTCCCAACCCGCAAAGGCATCTTCTATTGTAGCTGCTTGTGCAGCAAGGTTAGCAGGAGCTTTAGATACGACACTAGCACCAGTTAATGTAGCAGTATAACTAAGAACACCTTCTCCAGCGTTCCAACTAAACACTAATTCTTGTACCCGACAACCAACAAATGATCTGTTACTTGCTTCAACTGAATGTTGATTATCGGTTTCAATAGTAAGATATTCTATTACAGGATTACCATCACCAGCTTTAAGTTGAAAATCATGATTCCATAAACCTGCTCCTTGTGCTTGAACACTTGTTGCAACATCGGGAGCACCAAAGAAATTTCTTAAAAATACTCCTATACCATACCCAAGTGTTGTACCTGGATCAGCTTGAACAACTCCTTCAATAGTAATATTAACTAACTTGACACCAGCAGGCTGTCTGAAGTTCAAAGCATGAGGACCACGACGACCATTATCGGGAATAGGAGTAACAACCTCTTCAGCACTAAAAGACGTTACAGGTATTAAATGAGTAGCTACTGGAGCACCTGAAATTGAAGCAGTAGATGGCCCAACTTGAACTACTTGTTGATGTGAAAAAACTACACTATTACCAGCCATTAGTGATTCTCCTTAATTTCTGCTTCTAATTTTTCTTCTATTAATTCAGGAGGCTTTCCAGTATCAGGCCATTTAGTATAATTTAAAGATGTTGGTTCTAGACCTACATTACCAGTATCCATAAATATATCTAGTATATGCTTTCCTTCTTTCTTGTCAACATCTATATATCCAAGAGTCCATTCATGTGTATGATCCACACAATATAAAGTTAAATGTTGACCTTGTAATGAAAATATTCTCATTTTAACTCCTTAAGTTGGACTAATACCAATAGTTTCTAAAGCATACATATTAAATATTACATGATGTACAAATATATCACCAAAGAATTGATGATCTATACTATAAGTAACAGGACCATGCATATTCGCTGTACTATTTAAAGATATATTAGCTTCAAATTTATCTAATACGGAATCTATTAAATCTTGAAATTCATTATCTGTATCATCATCTTTAAATGAAGTCCAACCTTCTATAGTAAAATCATATCGTTCTAAAGATTGCTGAGTTGTTACAGGATAATTAGTTCCTAATCCTCCACCAGCGGGACCATAAGCCATACCACCTTCTACTCTAGAAACCATCCAAGTTCTTATCTGTCCTTGACCATCTATGTTTGCCATGAAGTTCTTTTTAAATTCATCTTCATGTATAGTCCATCTGATACCATTATGTACTATACCTATATCTGTAATTGTTTCAAAGATTGTTACTATAGCAGCTTGGATAAGTTTACGAGTCATTATCGTCTACTAAAAGATCTATGTGTTAAGAAAGGTTGTGTATCTCCAAATCCAAATCCAAAATCTATATCTCTAACAATGCCATCAGCATGTATAGGATTAGAGATCCAATCCATGTAAGCTTCTCTATATTCTTTAGCCATTGCACGGAATTCTGAAGATTTAGTTCTATAGTTAACTACATCTGCTCTTATAGTAGGATCAGATGTACCAGATAATTTAGCTGCTAAACTTCTACATGCTTCATTAGCAGCCCAATATACTATAGCTTCAAAATCTATTGAAGGAACTGAATCTACGGTTTCAGCATCTAAGTTATTAATAGTATGAGGAATTGTATATGTAAATGATAT